CTCACCACGGCTCCGCCCCCGAAAGCCAAAGCACCGCCCAAGGACGCCCCGCCCGCTAAGGACGCTCCGAAAACCTAAACTATGGCCGATAAGAGTTCATTTCTCGACAGCACGCCGCTCGGGAACAGTCTTGAGGAGATCTTCCTCTCGACTGACATCGTTCCGGGCGACGCCGTCAGCTACAACATCTGCAAAGCCATCTTCCTGTACCATCCGCTCGGTTACAAGATGGTGTGCGGGCCGCTGCAGCTGGCGATGGCTGAAGGTCGAGCGATCACCGTGCCCGACTCGCCGGGCGAGCGGGTGGCGGAGGCGTTCAAGCAGCAGTGGGAAGAAATCAACGCCGACTCGTACATCTTCCAGACCATGGCGATGTCGCGTGTCTACGGCATTAGCTCAGTCGCCCTTCTGATCGACGGTGTGGCCTCCACCGAGGCTCTCGACCCCTGGTCGTTGCCCGACGCCTCCATTGCTTTCAACATCTACGACCCGCTCAACACCAGCGGCAGCTTAGTCATCAGTCAGCAACCGATGGACATGGACTTCCTGAAGGTCCGAGAGATCGCGGTTCAGGGCAACAAGTTCCACCGCTCGAAGTCCATCACTGTCCAGAATGAGTTCCCGATCTACATCGCTTGGAACCCGTCTGCGTTCGGCTTCGTCGGCCGGTCGGTCTATCAGCGAGCGTTCTTCCCGCTGAAATCCTACCTGAAGTCGATGATCACCGACGACATGATCGAGACCAAGGTCGGGGTCATCGTCGCCAAGATCAAACAGGCCGGAGCCATCGCCAACGCGGTGATGAAGGCCAGCGCTGCCTTCAAGCGCAACGTGGTCAAGGAAGCCGAGACCGGGAACACAATCAACGTCACGCCCGACGAAGATGTGGTCTCGCTCAACCTGACCAACATGGACGCGCCCCACGCGCTGGCGCGGCGCAATATCCTGGAGAATATCGCTACCGCCGCCGACATGCCCATCAAGATATTGGCGCAGGAGGCCTTTGTCGAGGGGTTCGGCGAGGGCACCGAGGACGCCCGGGCTGTCGCTCGCTTTGTCGACCGCGTCCGGATAACGATGGCTCCGCTCTACCGTTTCTTCGACAAGGTGTGTCAATATCGCGCCTGGTCGCCGGCATTCTATGAGAGCATGCAGCGGGACTTCCCGCAGACCTACGGGAGCATGAGCTACCGGGACGCCTTCTACCGCTGGACCAACTCGTTCACGACTGAGTGGCCGTCGGTTCTCGAGGAACCCGAGAGCGAGATGGCGCGGCTTGAGGATGTCAAGCTCAAGGCGGTGATTGCGCTCATCCAGGTGTTCGAGCCCATTCTCGACAGCGAGAACAAGCTAGTGCTGTACGAATGGGCCGCTGACAACATCGCCACCAACAAGGTTATCTTCTCCGCACCCCTCGAGTTCGACTTCGAGCGCCTGGCCCATCACCTGGACGAAGAGGAAGAGAAGGCCCAGGACCTCGAGGACGCCCAGAAAGAGGGACTCGAGAATATGAGCCAGGACAGTGGCGACGGCGAGGACGACCAGAGCCAGGGCGTGCCCATCAAGCTGGGCAAAGCCGACGCTCTCGGTGAGCGGTTCGAGAAGGCCGCGTCGATACTGGCCAAGGTCCACCCGGACGCTCAAGATGTCATCCCGATCGGCAAGCTACGCCAGATGCTGGCCACAAGGAAGAAACGATGACTCCCGTCGAATATAAGATCGTCCAGTTTACGCTGCCGATAGATGACGATGATGTGACTGCCCAGTTGAACGCGCTCGGAGCGGAAGGCTGGCGGTTAATCATCGGATCCCTCGTGAACGAAGCTCGCCTTTGGTTCATGAGAGAAGGAACCGGCGTCGTCGATCCGCCAGTCGACCCGCCGCCGGAGGAAGGTGAGCCGCCGGTTGTGATTGACGCGCCCTTCGCCAGCGGTCCCGCTGGCACCATTGCGAGAGTTGGCGAGCAAGTCAGCGTCACGATGGGCAACTGGGAAGGCGAGCCCAGCCGATACGCCTATCTGTGGAAGCGTCGGCTCGCTGGTGGGCAAGTCATCCCCCTCGAGAATGAGACGGCGTCGACCTACGACACTACGGTCACTGACGAGGGCGAGGCGGTGTTCTGCGGCATCGAAGCTTCGAACGATTTCGGCCAGGGCTACTCTGAGAGCAACGATGTCTCGGTCATCGCGGCTGAGGAAGTAGCGGCTCCTTCTCAAGGGAAACGGAAATGACCGCTACTCCCATCACCTCGGCAGCGGTTGGGACCGCTGTTGTCGCGGCAGCGGGCGCCCTGAAGGGTCTGGCTGTCACGATGCCCATCGCGGCCAACGCCGACGCCCGCACCCCGCTGACGCTGATTGACGCCACGGCTGCCAAAGGTGTGGGTCCGCTCCTGTACTCGGCCTGTCTTTCTGATCTCGAGTTCATGTTCGGCTTCAATCCGACCAGTGTGCCGGCCGTTCCGGGCAGCCCGACGGCTGCGCCGGCGGGAACACTCTTCATCAACACGAACATCCCCTTCGCCAACGGGTTGTACGTCAAGAGTTGCCCGGCCAACTTGACGTTTACCGCCACCACATGAGTCTACGCAATCTTCAGACAGTTATCCGGGCTGCGGTGAAATACTTCAGCCAGCAAGGCTACACGAGCCAGAAGGCGCTCGACATCTGGTCGGGCCGCATCTCGGAAGCGGCCCAGGGTTCGATGATTAGTCCCGAGGAAGCCAGCGCGCAGATCGCTCGCCATCTCTCGGCTGTCTACGGCCGGGTGATGCGCAAAGTGCCCAAGCACATGCAGGCGTTGCAATCGACGACTGCCGGGCGGATGGGGCCGGAGATGTTTTTCCGGCGGATAGCCTCTCTGCCCGAGCTCGCTCACAAGATGCGTAACGAACTCGATCGCCGGGTGGCGGTCAATGCTGACTTGATAAGAATCCGGCGTGAGGAGTCAACGGCGGCGACTTTGCGTCGGTTCAAGGGGTGGGTGAGCAGCATACCTCCCAGCGGCACGCCCACCCCACCGAGCGATGAAACCAATCTGTTGATGAAGGAGTTCCGGAAGGTCCGGTTCGAAGCCAATCGGCTCAACATCGACCAAGGACACAAACTCAATGCAGCCCTTAACGCCACACTTGCGGAAGGAACCGGAGCGATCGCCGCCATCTGGCATTCCAACTGGCGGCAGACCAACTACAAGTATCGCGAGGATCATAAGGAGCGTGATCTCTTGGTTTATACGATACGTGGGAACTGGGCGCAAGAGAAGGGGCTGATGAAGGTGGGGCCGGATGGCTACACCGATGAGATCACGCAGCCGGCAGAGGAAATCTACTGCCGCTGCTGGTATCAGTACATCTACAACCTAAACCGCTTGCCCGCAGCCATGTTGACCGAGAAGGGCAAGAGGGCGATGGCAGCGTTGGACAACATCGCTGCGGCTTAACCTAGGAGAAGCACAATGGCTGACGAGAAACCCGCTGACAAGCCTGTCGAGCGTCAGAAGATGGAGATGGGCGGCTCCGGGACTGCTAAGGTCTCATTCAAGGACGCCTTGGGCAACGATGTCAAGATCAAGTCTTCAACGTGGAGCGCAGTCGGCCCGATTGCGGTGAGCCCCAACGCCGAGGATCCGACCGCTGCGAGCTTATTCGCGTCGGGGCCCGGTCCCACGACAATCACCGCGGTTGGTATGACTGACACGGGCGCTTCATCGACTGCGACGCTCGAGATCATGGTCATCGAGAAGGATGCCCCGGTCGAGGGCAAGATCGAAGTCTCGGTCCAGGCGGCTCCAGTCAAGAAGGAACCCGCCAAGGAGCCGGTCAAGGAGCACGCCGCCGCGAGGTGACCTATGCCCCTCAAGTCGGGATCGTCGCGGGAGACTATTAGCCAGAACATCCGTGAGATGGTCGAGAGCGGTCACCCGCAGGAGCAGGCGGTAGCAGCGGCGCTGCGCAAGTCGCGTGAGGACGAGATGGCAGAGAAAAAGGACCAAGAGGAAGAGAAGCCCGTCAAGGAGACCAAGACGACGGTCAAGGAGCCGGCGGGTGAAGAGAAGCCCAAGCCGACTGACCGGCTCAAGGCTGCTGAAGACGAGCTTGAGGCTCTCGAGCGCGAGCAGGAGCAGTCGGAAGAGGGTCAGGGTCGCCAGAATGCGATCGACGACCAGAAGAAGATCGTCCGTCAGCTACGCAATGAAGTGCGCGACACTGAGCACAAAGAGCGGATGGGCATCGCCGACGCCGTCGAGCAGCTGGAGCAGAAGCAAGACAGCGCTCGGATCATGAAGTTGGTCAATGACGCCATCGCCGAGCTTGCCGGCCGGATGGACAACTACGCCGAGCGTCACAAAGCCGCGCGTTAATGATCAATGCCGCCTTCATCATGCTGCGGTCGCCATCGGGACGGGTGCTGTTGCTGCGCCGGTCCTCAGAGGGCGATCATGAGGGCGAGTGGGGTCTTCCCGGCGGCAAGATAGAAGAAGGAGAGACTCCAGAGATCGCCGCGGTGCGCGAGGTCCAGGAGGAGACCGGGTACCTCACGGGTCATCCCGGTCGGTTCCTCATGCGCTCGGTCAAGCATGGTGTGGACGCCACCACATTCCTGTTTCCGTGTGACGACGAGTTCGAGCCCACGCTCAACAGCGAGCACACCGAGCATATGTGGGTCTTGCCCGCTGACGCTCTCAACATTGAAATGGTCCACCCAGGTGTGGTCCTGGCGCTCAAGCGGCTGCGGTTCAACGAGTATGAGGTGGCCGAGGCCATCCGCGACGGCGATCTAGCCTCGCCACAGCCGTTCGAAAATATGATGCTGATTGACCTGCGGGTGTCGGGCACCGGCGTCAGCTACCGCCCAAAGCTCAAGGAATGGGTGTATCGCCGGCCCGAGAACTATCTGACGCCAACCTTTCTTCGGCGCGTCGCCGGGATGCCCATCATCTACGAGCATCCAGAGAAGTCAATTCTCGACAGCCGGAGTTTTTCGCAGCAGATCGTAGGCACCATGCAATTGCCCTACATCAAGGGCGAGGATGTGTGGGGCATCGCGAGAATTTACGACAGGGAGACTGCCCGAGAACTCACCAGCGATCAGATGTCCACGTCGCCCAGCGTTGTGTTCCGTGACCCGGAAGTCAACTACGAGATGGAGCTGGACAACGGCGAGACGCTGCTGGTGGAGGGCTCCCCGTCTTACGTGGATCATTTGGCGATCTGCACCAAAGGAGTGTGGGACAAGGGCGGAGATCCGGACGGCATCCGCGTCGACACCTTCAATGACTCACTGGACCGATTGTCGCGGCGCATGACCACTTACCGCATTGCGCGCTCAGTTGACCGGCTGGCGGAGAGGTTAGACCGCCGTCTGGAGACGATGAAAGCTAACCACCCATAGGAGACTTATAATGCCTGAGGCACAGCAGACGGCAACGGCTGGCGACGACCTGACCCGGGTGCTCGCTACTCTCGAGCAAATGCACGCGCGCATGGACTCGTTGGAAGTTGGCAGCGGATCGAAGAACCCGCTCAAGAAGGGCGACAGCAGCAGTCGCAAGGATGAAGACAAGGACGAGAAGGACGACGCCAAGAAGGACGCCGTCGCCAAGGGAGATGAGGACAAGGACGAAGAGAAGGACGACGACGCCAAGAAGGACGAGTTCCCGCCCAAGAAGGAAGAGGAGAAGGACGACGACGCCCGCAAGGACCAAGGCTCCGCTCCTCCGGCTGCCGCCACCGCTAAGCCTCCGGTCGCTGACAAGCGCAAGGACGAGTTCCCGCCCAAGAAGGAAGAGAAGGAAGACGCGGCCAAGGACGACAGCCGCGCTGACGCCGCTGTCATGGCGGCTCTTCGTCGTCAGATCGCCGAGCAGGACACGGCGCTCAAGAACCAGGGCAAGATCATTGAGCGGATCAATGCCCAGCTCAAGCCGCGCTCGGACGACGAGCACGCCGCCTTCGCCGACGCGCAAGCGAAAGCCGACAGCGTGTTCATGGGCTTCGGCAAGGCAGCGCCCCGCCCGCTCGAGGGCGAGAGCTTGCTCAATTACCGTAAGCGCTTGGCCACACACCTGAAGCCTTACTCCACGGTCTGGAAGTCGGTCAAGTTCAGCCAGCTCCCGGACGAGGCGTTCAGCATCGCCGAGGGTCAGGTCTACTCGGACGCCGCAGCCGCAGCGGCGAACCCGGTCGACCTGGGCGAGGGCGAGTTGCGCGAGGTCGCGCGCACTGACCCGCGTACCGGTCTCAAGACGATCGTGTTCTATGGCCGTGACAGCTTTGTCAAGGGCATGGGTCGTCCTGCGCGCCGGGTGGCCAGCTTCCGCACCCAGTTCCCCGGCTGAACCCAGCGGAAGTTTCTCATAAGCAGGAGTTAGATCCATGGCATTTCAGTTCAATCCCTACGTCCAGACCAATGCGGCCGGGATGTTCAACATCGAGTCCGACGGCTACATCGTCGGCGCGGCGATGCCCGATCCGTCGGCGCGCAACTGGCTGGCGGGCGGCTGGCTCGCAGCGACGGAGACGCTTCCGATGTTCGGCGGCGTCGCCATCAGCGAGGCCATCCCGCAGGAGCGGCCTCCGGTCACTCGGCCGGATACAGCTCTCGGCGGCGCGATCATTCGGGCCACTGTGGCTACGATCGGCTTCGCCCCGGGCAGCATCACGGGCTTCAGTGTGTTCGACCAGAACTACGCCGCGGTCAACACGCCCCAGAGCCCGTGCCCCAGCGTCCAAGCTGGCGGCCTGGTCAACTTCTACCGCTTGGGCTCGCAGGCTCGGGTGGCGTTGGCTATCGACCCGGCGTTGATTTCTCTGGAAGGCGCGATCATCACTCAGCAGGTCAGCTGGGATCTCGCCAACCAGCGGATCATCGCCTTCGCAACGAATGCTCTGCCGGTCAAGATCCTCGGGATCAAGTCCAGCAACTGCATGGTCCCAGTCTTCAACGCCGGCAACGGCCAGGTGACTTGGAATTACAACGGAGCAGCGGCGCTCTGCCTGCTGTGATTTGGGAATGAGGCCGGGGCCAACTCTGGCCAAAGATCAGGAGTAAAACATGGCTACGATTTCCCCGTCCTTTGCTCAGGTGCATCCGTCCTACACGCTGCCTGAGACTCTGATGCCTTACACCCAGGCGTCGGGTGCGTTCGAATTGCTGGCAGACGGCGGTCCTATGGTCCGCCTCTCTGACGGCGATCTGTACGCTTACATCAAGCGTATCGACATCCGCACCCGGATGGCCGCTGGCCAGAGCGCCTACAACCAACTGCCTGGCGTTTCCTTCGCCCTCGGTCAGATCAGTGCGCCGACGTACCTCCTGAGGGTGCGCGCGGAATACGATCACCACGACACAGCGGCGATGGCGCGGTGGGGCATCTCCATCGTTGAAGCCCACCGCCTCGGGATGAGGCAAGCCGCATTTCAGATCCTGCGTAACGGCTTGCTCTATGGCTTCAACCCGACCAACGGCGAGGGCTTGCTCAACGCTGCGGGTGCAACCTCAATCCCACTGCCGCCGGATGGGGCCAACAACTCGACCGTCGTCACTTACGACAACGGCCAGATGGCGTTCTTCATCATCGCTCAGATCCAAGCCATCAAGACCCGGACCAATCAACTGGGCATCGGCCGCAAGTTCGTCATCATCGGGCCGCAGCGGACCCTCGGGGCGATGGAATACCAAAACATCGTCCAGCTGACCAGCTATCAGCGTCCGGGTGCTGGCTCGCAGTCGACTGCCGGTCTCATCAAAGACGTCCTCGAGATGAACGACGACGAAATCGGGTGGGGCTACGACGACACGCTCATCGGCAAGGGCGCGGGCGGCAACGACGCGGTCATCATCGTTATGCCCGAGGTCGAGCAGCCCAAGGGGCAGCGGATCAACACCAACGAGTTCGCCAAGCTGACGCCCTCGATGGAAGCCTGCACCCTGATGCTCTGCGACATGGCGGCGCCCAAGGAAATCCCGGTTCCGCTGCCCGGCGGTGCAATCGATGTCCTCGCTGAGATGCGAACGACCTCGGGCTGGGGTGTCCGTCCAGAGGCGATCACCATCATCAGCATGCAGTATTCCTGATAATGACTGGGTCGTCTACGGAGGCGACCCGATCGTTGAGGATACCGCTACTCTCGCTCTCAAGTCGGGAGCGAGAATGCCTGTTGTGGGCGGCGCGAGGTAAGACCTATTACGAGATTGGGTTGATCCTCGAGCTGTCATATGGCTCGGTCAAAACCTACCTCGACCACTGCCGCTACAAACTCGACTCCGCTACCCTAGCGCAGGCGACGGCGTATGCTGTCGCGTTGAACATCATAACCGCCGACGACCTCATGGGTCGATAAAGTGGAGAACTAAATGAGCCAACTCTTTGTGGCCAACGTGACCAAGCAGATTGTTCAATTCGCTTACCGGCTGCCGGAGCGTCAAGGGGTGATTATTCAGCCCATTCCCATCGGCGGTCAGATCAAGATTTCGCCGACGGGCGGCAGAGACGAACTGTCGAGCCCGGACATTGACGCCATCCTCGACCAGCATCGCAAGTATGGCTTGATTTCTGCCACTGAGATCGACAGCAGCAAGACCCCATTCCACGGGATGTGCTATTCACTCGACAAGCCGATCCCGGTCGAAAAACTGCATCGCGCGATGACGCGCAACGAAGAGGCGCTCGAGGATCTCGGCAAGGCCATTCGCAAAGAGGCAGCCGTCGCTGTCAACAGACAGATCGAGGGCACCATCGGCGAGAACCTGCGCCAGCTCGAGATGAGCATCACCGAGGAGGAGCCGCGTGGCGGCTATCCCGACACTCACGACCCGCTGGGTGAGGGGATCAGAGTGATCCGAGAAGAGGAGGGCGGCGGCCTACCCTTCATCGGCCGTAGCGCCCGTCGAGGCCGCAAGAATGGCTGAGACGCTTCTTCGCCGCTCACGCGTCGCTTATGCGTGGACGAGCGAGGCTCCGAACTTCACGGACTTCCAAGCGTGGGTCCAGTTCATGATGGGTGTGCCTGCAGACGCCATGCCCGACGTGACTACACTGCAGATGGCTTACGACGAGTCGTTGAACCTGGCTCTTGACGACTTGGCGACAGTTCCCTATCAGGCTGGGTCGCCGTCGCTCTATGCGCTCGCCGTCTACAATCTCGCGGCTGCAATCTTGGTCGACATCGTGCAGGATGTGCCGCCCTCCACCTTCTGGTCGGACATCCGGAACAAGTTCAACGTCACCATGTTCTCGTTCAGCATTGTCACTGGCGCGGCGGATCAAGGAACGTCGAAGAGCGCAACCGTGCCCGACTTCATCCAGTCGATGGGTCCGCTCGACCTGTGGCTCTATCAGACGCCTTGGGGTCGGCAGTACATGATGATTGCTGGCGCATGGGGCGGCGTCTGGGGCATCAGCTGATGCAATTGGTTCTCGGCGTTCACGACATGGGATACGCGGCGCAGTTCCACACGAGCGCGGGCGCGGTCAAGCGTGGCAAGTCGAAGGCTCAAGCCGCTTACGGCAAGGGCAAGACGACTGGCGACGTCGCCCAGATCCTCGAGGCCAAGTATCACATCATGCGAACGTTCTTCGACATGAACAGCAAGGACATCGCTACCGCCATCGAGAAATCAATGGTGGGGTCAGTCATCAACATGGTCAACGGGCAGCCGGGTCCGATCAAGCCAGACGCTCAGGCGATGTCCGACATCGAGACGGCGTTCAAGCAGGCTTTGTCGATGCGCGCTTTCGATGGCGTGATTAACGGCGTGCCCACACAGGCGTCGCTGGGTGGCGTGTCGCATCGGTTCAAGCGGCCGTACGCCAAGCGAGCGGCTCGACCTAGTTTCATCAACACTGGTCTTTACCAGTCGTCATTCGCAGCGTGGACGGAGTAAAGGTCATGTCGCTCGGTGGTCTCTTACTCGGCGTCATCAACATCGCCATCGTGGTCGTTGTCCTGGTGCTGGTCGGCGCGCTGGTCGTCTGGTTCCTGAGCCTGATGCAGTGGCCCGTTCCGTGGAACGTCCAGCGACTTTACCTCGCGGTGGTGGCATTGATCGCGCTCTACATGCTGGTGGCGCTGCTGCTGGGTATGCCGACCGTTCACTTAATTGGCAGACAGGGTTTGACAAATGGCCAAGGAACCGTGCTCACCTGTTAACAAGCCGGGCGGTCCGCTGGGCAAACCATCAAAATTGCCCAAAAAGCCGCTCCCGAGGTCGCCAGGTGTGGGGTCGAACCCATCGGGCGGCCGAAAATAGCGTCTAAGACGCCCTCAGACGCTCGTACGCAGCCTTTTTGCGCTCCGCTGAGCGAATACGGCCGCCGACGGCCGACGCCGCCCACGAGCCGTTTATTTGCGGAGTGACCCATGAACAGGGACTCTTTTGAGGAGATGCTCCACCAGCGTTTGATGGCGGTGCTCTCAGATGACACTCCGCTGGCATACAACGACGAGGGTATAGCCCTGCTCACACAAGCGTCGCTCGAGGTCTGGAATGAGATGGCCCCAGTCGACCAACAGCAGCTGGTTGACGCCTCTCACAAGTTTGTCATCGAATGCCTACGGTAGCCGACGCCCTCAACGCCAAGCCACCGCTGGCGGCAGATCTCGCGGCGGCAGTCAAGGATCTGTCGGCTAACCAGACCATCGCGTTCGCCCTCTATCAGCGGTATGTCAACCCGCTTGATGGCATGAACTACTGGCTGCGGGTGCCGTCGGCTCAAGGGACAGTGACCACCGCCGGCCTCAAGCTGAGGGCGGGACTGGCCACCAAGACGAAAGTGTCGGGCGAGGCCATTCAGGTTGCGCCGCGTGGGAATAGGGTCGTCGGCGGCCTCATCACTAATCCGCTCAGTGTGGCTGACCAGGGTCTCACCTCTCTCTATGTCGAGCCACTGATACCGGGCCTCCTTGACTATCCGACCTCGACGCCAGCGGAGAGCATCTTCGTTGACTTCACCGGACCCGCCTCGTGCAGTGAGACGGCGACGACGACTGAGCTTGCGCCGGGCGAGAGCATGGAAATTCCTGGAGCCACACCGGCCTGGGTCAATGCGCTCACCGGAGGTCATCACTTCAGTGTGGTGTTGCACGAGACCGCGCCGACAGTGAGCCTACCCACTGATGTCAAAGTCCAAGGGTCGTTCCATTACGACAGCATGACCGAGCAGCGGGCTGACGCCACAGTCGACACCAGCACCGTGGTCTTTACATCGCTCAGCGAGATCCAGCCGTTCAATCAGATCGGGCCGGACTTTCTCTACATCGGCTCTTATCGTGATATCCGCTTCGCATTCTCCTCACGCGGTTATCTCTACGAGCAGGCCGATCTCTACCACTATGTCGGCAGAGCGATCTACAGCACCACGGCGACACAGGTTGTCGATGACGTAGAAACATTCGAGCCGGAGGTCTTCAACAGCAACTCCATCCCGATCTGGATGTTCATGAACTACTATGAGCCTCCGTACCCGGGCGGGCTCACTTGCCCATTTCAACTCTATCCGGCGTTCTTGGTCGACGGCAACACGCCACTCCCATTCGGCTCGGTTCACGTCGAGCGCACAGAAGCGCTGATGCCGTTCCCAGTCCTGGGTCAGCGCATGGAAGCCGACCAACTCTGTCGAGACCGGGTCGTCATTCACATGTACGGCGCGAGCAACCGGCTGGCTTCCGACTTCCGGGAGTTCGTCGAGCAGTATTCGAAGGATTGGAATGCAATCGGGATCGCCACGACTGGGGCCATCACGGACGCGAACCAGGTTCAATCGGAGCTGCAGGTCATCGCCCAGCGTAAGTCGATCACCTTTGAGGTCAACTACCTCCAGTCAGTTAGTCGCGACGTGGCGAGGCAATACATCCTCAAAGCCAAGTGCAATTTCTACCCAGGGCTCCCAGAGCTTGCAGGAGTGATAAATGCCCCAGACAACTTATCTGCCGCTGTTCCGGGCTAGCTACCCCATCCTGGCTCCGGCTCAGAAGCCGGGCGGAGTAACCGTCTCGACTGTGCTGCCGCCCACTGCGACACCGAATGAGTCTTATCCGGCGCAGCAGCCAGCGGCGGCGGCAGCGAAGGCCCACAACAACGGCAAGTCCAAGAAGTAAGGAGACATCCTGATGGTCAACGCTTTCATGCCGTTCTCTCACGGCGACCGCCGAGCGGCCATCCGGCGCGCGTGGCGGCACCCGCAGGGCCCGAGCCGTCGTGTGTTGCCCGACGGCTTGAATATCAAGGCGAAGGGCTATGTGGACCCCGCGCTGGCTCCGCCGACAGTGGGTGTGAGGGATATTCCGGTTACGCAATTCTCGGAAGACCCCAACTCTATCGTCACCGTCAAGGTTCAGACGATCCAGGCTCCGACGCCCAACACCTTCCAGCAGACGGGGTGCCTGGTGTCATTTGGAGCCACCAGCATCGCTCGAAACGATGCGGCCGAGTTGACCCAATGGAGCGATCTCACCGACGTTCTCCTCGGCGCTCAGCCTGCAGCCAGCGTGACATGGGCAGCCGGCGTCGTCACTCTGACAACGGCATCTCCCCTCGTGCCCGCTTACGCGCCCGGGGACTTGCCGATGATGACGGTCAGCGGGTTTGTTCCCACACAATACAACTACACTGGCCCAGTCACCATTGTCGACACCGCGACCTTCACCTATCCGTGCGTCGTCGACCCGGGCCCGACAACGACGGTCGGGACTTACATGCCTCAGGGCGCGATTGAGTTGTCGCAGATGGCGACGACGTATTTCGACCAGGGCAACATGACCTCAGTGTGGGTGCTCGAACTCGGATACGGAGCCACCATCACTGACAACGCGGCGGCGCTGCAGGGGTGGCTCAATGTCAATCCCAAGGTCTTCTGCGGCTATCTATTGCCCAGGGCTTGCGGCAACAACCAAACCACGATCCAAGCGTTCGAGCCGCTGTTCAAGCAATACCAGAACCCGGAGGCGATGACCTACTTCTGGCTGACGGTGTCTCCCAATGTCATCACCGTCCTCGACGAAACTTACAAGTGCGTCATCCAAATGGTTGAAGCGCCCTCGGTCACTGACCTTCAGGGGTCGAACGCGACCAATCCGAATGGCGAATTCACGATGGCGGCGATGTTCTACAACGCCATGGCATTCCGCCCGTCGCAGATCAACCGGGTCGCGCCGATGGCGTTCAAGTACCTCTATGGGGTCACCGCCTACCCGACCAAGAACAACGGGCCGCTGCTCAAGTCCTTCAAGACCAATTCCACTAACTATGTGGCTACCGGCGCGGAGGGCGGCATTTCCTACAACATCGTCTACGAGGGCGTCACTCGGGATGGGAATGACTACTTCAACTGGTGGTGGACCATCGACTGGGTCCAGATCAACATCAATCTGAACCTGTCGAACGCCATCATCAACGGGAGCAACAACCCGTTCGCGCCGCTCTACTACAACCAGGACGGCATCAACTTCCTGGAAACCAACCTCTACAACACCATGCTCTCGGCTTCGACGCTGGGCATGGTGCTGGGGCCGATTACCATGACCGGGCTGAACCAGCCGGATCTGCAGAACCAGATCTTGCTCGGCGTCTTCGAGGGCATGTGCGACGTGAATGCGGTGCAGTTCGTCGACTACGTCAATGCTAATCCGGGGCACTTCAAGATTGGCGAATACGACGGGTTGTCAGTGCTGTTCATTCCGGCTCGCGGCTTCATCCATATCCTGGTCAGCGTCACGGCAACTAACCTGGTCACCATCTGACGCGAGCCGTATGAGGAGACGGGAAAATGACAGCGTTCGTCAATCAAGGCGTCCTGAACCGCCTAAGCGCCCAGGTGGTTTTTGCGACAATCCAGTCGAATGGGCAACCGCTCACGATCACGTCTTCTTATCTGGGCACTGAGGGCATCAGGCTAGCGCTCGACAGCAACGCCACTGACCTGCTGCCCACGATGACCGGGATGGTGAGCTCGCCCGCCCCGTATCAGAGTTGCACCCTGACAATGGCTATCGTCAAGTCGGCTGCGGCGCTAGCCAACCAACTCATGCAGCTGATGCAGAAAGGGTCGACGATCATCGGTAACGTCACTGTCTACCCGGACGTGACGCCCGACGTCTTGCAGCCGTTCAATCTGATGAACATGGCGCTGGAGACAGTGCGCGAGATGAACTTCGCCGGCACCGAGCCAGTGATCGTGTTCACCATGCGCGGGTACATGCAGGTCAACCAAGGGTTCTTTGGAGACCCGTAGGAGGTAAGAAAAGGGAGGTACTATGGCTGAAGTTATCAAGCTGAACCGAAAGCTCAATGTTGTCTTGCCGCCATTCATGACTGACAAGGGCTTGGTTCACGTTTACTCATCTCCGATTTCGCTGCCCGTGTTCCGCGAGCACTATCGGATGCTCGGCCGCACATTCACTGAGATCCAACGGCTGGGTTATGGGCCGATCACGGGTCCTTCGCTAGCGGGCTACGTGTTCCGCGACGAAGCCAAGAGTTTCGGCGACGAAGCCCATAGCGAGATGCTGGTCAACGAGGTCAAGCGGCTGTCGTTTGTCGTCTATCCCGGAGACACCGGCTGGGCCAACATGCCCTTCGTCGAGTCGGTCAAGCGCGGGATCCTAACTGAGGAGCAAGGAGACGAAGCGGAGAACTTCTTGTTATATTTTACCTGCGCCTCCTGGATCAAACTTCCCAGCGAGGCAATAGCGATGGACAGCCTCCGCACACTCTGGCAAGCGCAAATTACATCCTCGACTGTTATGGAGTTTATGAATTCCTTGCCGACCTCGACGCCGGAAGAGAATACTGGCGCGACAGCTGCGACCCCGTCACCGGAGAAGCAACGGTTGTCGGTTCCTGCCTGAGCTGGGTCACTGAGGTCGCTTTCAAAGAGTTCATGGGCCAGTTTATGGCCCCAGACAGCAGCTTAGGATTTACAACCGCTGCGGAATGGCGGAATAGGTATTTTCTGCAACTGTTGAAGGCGACCAATGGCTGACACGGCTGTCCTGAGGGTCGATGTCGCGTCTACCGACTTCGACAAGTTCCAGACCTCATTTAATCAATACGCCAAGACACTCCAGGACACACTGGCGACTTGGTCAAAGATCACGACTGAGGTCAAGGCGGCCTCAGCCGTGATGACCAACATGGCAGCGCCCGTTGCGCGCTCCACCGCCTCCCTCCAAAAATTCACCCAGCAGTTCGCCGAGACGTCGAAGCATTCGACGGCGATCCGGACCAATGTAGAGTCCATCACCAAAGGCCTGGTTAGCTGGAAGACCGCCGTGGGTTCGACCCTGGCCCTGCTGGGGCTGGGCGGAGGTGGTTTGTGGGGTTTGACATCGCTCGTCAACAGCGTCGTTGGCGACCGCGCCAAAGCCCTCGGGGCAGGTGTGGGGTACGGCCAGTTCCGCGGCATGAACGCCGGGTCATTCCCGGGCGCTGGCGCGGCGATCTCCGGGTGGGGCACGGCGCGGTGGGACCCGACCTCGGGCGCATTCCGCGGCGCGCAAACACTGTTCGGCCAGGACACCAATCGCCAGCTGTCGCGCACTGACCCGCTGGCGATGGCGGATGCGCTCGAGAAGGCGACGAAATATCTTGGCCAGTTCGACGAGAAAATCCGCGGCACTATCGCGGCCACGAGCGGCCTCAACGACCTGCTCGGCCCCGAGGCCATCCGCACTTGGATGGCGCTCGACAAGGAAGAAATCGAAGTCAGGCGCAAGGCCATCAAAGCAGCCGGCGACGCAGCGATCGCGGCGGAAGAGGCCAACAAGAAGTGGGCTACCTTCCAGATCACGCTGGAGTCGTCCAAGTCAGTCATCCAGGATGTTCTAATCAACCGGCTAGCGCCGCTCGCTAGGCCGCTGACGGATCTGAGCACGGCGCTGACCAAAGCCTTCACGGCGTTCATGGAGACTGAAGGCGTCAGGAACACTATCAAGCATTTTGGCGATGAGATCCAGAAGTGGGCCGACTGGCTTCAAACTACGGAGGGTCAGGAGAGCTTCAATCGGTTCATGGAAAAGCTCGGCAAGGCCGCGGAAATTCTCGCCACCTTTGTCGACACCATTGCGCGTATCATCGGCTTAGTGGCCCGTAGTCCGATTGGCAAAGGTGTGGGAGCCGTATTGGGCGCGGTGCCCGGCGCTGTCCAGGGTCTGGAGAAAGAGGGTATCGGCTCCACTCATTTCGGCCCGATGACCCAGGACGACAAAGACCGCAATCTTCGACTGGGCTACGACAGGTACGGGGCCAAGATCAACCCCGATGGGTCGAGCGCCAATTTCCCCAACCCCGGCGAAGCAGTACAGGCAACTACCGATCCCAAGATCCAATCAGTGCCTTGGTGGAAGCAGAAGAATTTCGGCTTCAGTTTCTCGAGCAAGGATGCAGCGAGCGGCACCGGGGACAAGCCGCAGCAGGAACTGATGGGTGCGAGCGGTATGCTCGGCGGCGGTCAGTACATGGAGTGGTTCAAGGGTTGGTTCGTCCAGGAGCAGCAGTCGACCAAAGCCGCAGCGCGAGCGGCGGCGGATCGCGACGAAAGCACCCAGCGCTTGATGGGCAACCTCGACAACTATTTCATGACCGAGGCCGAGAAGCAGGACAAACTCAACCGAACTCTCGAGGACTTCAACGCCTGGCTCAACAAGATGGGTGTGGGCGGTGGCGGCGGCACCGGACCCGGAGGGGCAGCCCTTGGCCCTGGGACGGGCGGTGGAGCCGGTGGACCGCAGGGCGCGGGCGGTTCTGGCCCGCACAGCCGAACGTCGTCAGCGGGCGGCCCAGGGGGCGGCGGCAGCGGGTCATTCCTCGACGCCGTGTCCAACATCGAGAGCAGCAACCGCAACATCGTGCAGGGCATCCACGATGTGAACACCGACAAGGGCACCCCAGCGAGCGGCTACTTCCAGATCATCGACCCGACTTGGCGGAAGTATGCCGCGAAGGCCGGCGTCGACTTGACCAAGTATCCCACACCGATGAGCGCCCCTCGCGACGTGCAGGCGCAAGTCGCTGCTCAAATCCCGGCCAACCAATTCGGCGGTCGCACCCAGCGGATGCTGCACGCGCAGTTCGGCGCGTTCGACACTCACAAGACACTGGGCGAACTCAACGAGCAGTTCGGCGGTCAAGGTGGTGGCGCTGCGGGCGCTATGGCCAACGCGACGCCCAACAGCACCAGCGAGATCAGAGGGCCCGGAGGCGGCAACGCCGCCGACGCCAACGCCCTCTTGGCCGAGGTCAAGAAGACTCACCCGCATCTGTCCAACGAGCAGTGTGTCACCCTGGTGCGCGAGTTCACCGGAATGGGCGGCACCGTCCGGGACTGGCGCAAGGGTCAGAATGTGCTCAGCGGCAACATGAAGGTGGGCACGCCGATCGCTACTTTCATGAGCTCGAGCGGACAACAGAGCGAGCGATACGACGCGGGCGGCATTGGCACCCCGGGCGCGGGCACCAGCCATGCGGCGCTGTTCGGCGGGTACACGCGCGATCAGAGTGGCAAGATCACCGGCATCAACGTGGTCGAGCAGTACAAGTACAGCGGCCGTCGAGGCCAGGTCCAAGGCCCACACATCCAGCACTATGGGATCGGCGGGTTCGGCGAGCATGGAGCCGAGAACTACTTCGGCATCGCCGGAGCGGGCGGCAAGAAGCAGGGAGGGACCAACGGTCTCGACAACGACAATTGGCAACAGAAGCCTATCCACAACGTGAATATCCACAATCGAACCGGCAGCGACGTGAACATCGCAGCCTCAACTGTGATGGCTAGCTCGTGAGATATTACGCCATCAAGATTGATGGGGCGCCCTCGGTGTTCCCGCCGGTGCCCGGCGCTCCCGTCGCTGGCGCGCAGTTCAGCAGTGTGGCTGATGTCGGCTATGGGCTGCAGAACGATCCCGGCGCGCTGCGCTGTATGCTCCGGATTGAGATGGTCAGTCTGGCGACAGTCAATCCCAACTCATTCGTGCGCCTCTATGGTGTAGACATCGAGATGCTCAAGCAGGCCTCAAATCTCAACGGCCTGAATATCGAAGTCTACGCCGGGTTCTGGCCCGGGCTGCCGCTGGCCACCGAGGAAGCGCCTTACGCGGGCGCGATCTACTGCGGCAAGATTTGGCAGGCCTTCGGCAATTGGCAAGATGAGGATATGACCCTCGACATGCTGCTGAGCGCTGGCAATGACGCCAAAGGCGGAGCAGACGGCACCGGCAGCAGCGCACCGGCGAGTTCCGACAGTTCGTTCTCTCCCTCGCCGATGCGCCTGCGAAACCGGCAGCGCGGGGTCGGATATCTGCGACCCACTCCGGGCCGGCGACGCGTCGCCACGACGCCGCTCGACGGCGATGGCGGTGGTGTGGGCGGCATCTTGGGAAGTATCGCCGGAGGCGACATCGGCAGCGCGATCTCCGCCATTGCTTCGTCGTTCGCGACCGGCACTGGGTGGGGTTCCACACCTGCCAACATTATCCATAATTGGCAGCCGGGCGACATGCTCAGCAACGCGCTGCGACAGACCCTGACCAAAGCTTTCCCGTGGTGCACTATCGACATCGGCATCGCCGACTTGCTGAAGAACCCGGGAGCCAAGGACAGTGGCTTCTACAACTCGCTCGAGCAGTTCGCTGCTTTCGCCAAGCAGACTAGTCTGTCGCTGATGAGCGGCACGCAGGGCGCGGCCGGCACTATGTCGTCGCTCGTCGGCGCAATGGCTCAGGGGTCCGGGAACTCGACCCTGCAGTCCTTAGCCGGCGCTCTCGGCGCTGCAGGTAAGAACTCGCCCGGGTCCGACACGTATCAGGGCATTCAAACCTTCGTCCGATGTCAACGCATCATCGTCACTGATGGCAATCCGATCAATGGAATTCATCAGGGCCCGACATTGAAGTTCGAGGAGTTGATTGGTCAGCCAACTTGGCTCCAGACCAACACCATCACATTTCGCACGCCGATGCGCGCCGACATCTACCCGCCCCTGACGGTGACGCTGCCGCCCGACACGCTAGAGACTGTGGCTCCGTCGCTGGAGATCGCTCCGGGGATGGTCAAGTCATTGAATGTCAACTTCGCCAACCAGCCGGTGACTCTCAACCAGGTGACTATAATCGGAGACAGTCGTCACCCGGACGGATCGTCTTGGTCGCTGCAATGCACCGGCTTGGTGACGAATTCGGCCATGCTGGCGAACAGCATAGTCAGTCTGCCCAATCCATTGACTGGAGCTCCTGGCGCATCGCCGCCGCCCACTGGCGAGTTTCCGCCGTCGCCGATACTCCGCCGCCCAGTGCGGAGGTACGCGGTATGAGTTCGATCGAGCAATGGAAACTGAGTTATCAGGTTTCCCCGATCTTCTTGACCGGACCGCCAGTCGCCAATGTCCCCAACGGGATGTTGCCATTCTTGTCCATCGTCAATCCTGGAGCCTTCCCGGCCACTTCCAACACCCCGGGTATGGCCTCGCAATCCTTCGACCTCAACACACTGTCGATGGATGCTGCTACGCTGGATAATGCTTTCGGCGCGTTCAATGTGCTGGCGGGCGGGTCGCTGATCCAGCAGACTGTGGCCAAGTACCCGTTCGCCAACCAGAGCTACGCCGCCAACGCCATCTTGAGAGATCCGCTGCACGTGTCGCTGATCTGGGACACGCCGATGCGCGGCGCGAATGCTTGGGGCACCAAGCTGACAGTCATGCAGTCTGTCAAGCAGCGGCTGGAGGTCCACAACAACAACGGCGGCACTTACATCGTCGTTACTCCAGCTTACGTGTATGACAACATGGTGATGTTGGCGTTGACTGACGCTTCGCGCGGCTCGAGCAATCTCCCGCAGAACGCGTGGCGGTTCGACTTCGAACGCCCGCTCATCGTGCTCCAGGAGTTGCGCCGTGCCCAGAGCGCTTTGATGTCCAAGCTAACGAACGGCGTCATCACGGATGGAGCCTGGTCGGGTCCAGCAGCCGGTCTCGGGTCGATTACTTCGATACCGAATATGAGCAGCGGCCCCAGCGCTCCGATACCTTCTTTGACTGCATCGGGAGTGCCCGCCGGCACACCGAGCGGACCCTCTACCCAAGGCAGCGCGTCGGGCGGCGGCATTGGCTCGGTTGGCTTCATCGGAGGTGTGTGAGTGACCACCTACGTTCCCTTCCGGCCATCGAATACTCGAGCGCCGCGCCTCACGGTTACGCTCGACTATCAAGACACTACAATGGTCATCACTTGGAACGTGGCGTCGCAGCGGTACTTCATCAACCTGTACACTCTCGACGGCATCTGGATTTGCACTGTTCCATTGGTCGAGACATCTCAGGGTCAATCTATGGTATCGATGGTCTATGACCCGAGCCAAGGTGTGCTGATTGGTAAGATGCAATCGCCGATGTATCGGTCTCCGGGCCAGGTCGTCAATTACACGCTCGAGGGTTTCTCCCCGGCGTCCATCAACGGCCTCCATGAATGCTTGACGCTATTCGACCAGCGGTTCACATTCCCGAGCCCCGATCCCGGGGTCATCACTGTGCTGGGCCATGCATCCCGATACAACAACTTGGTCGAGGGTTACTTCCAATACTCGACCTTGATCTTCCGCGATGGGCAGTTTGAGACGAACCCATGACTGACAACGCTCTCAAGACTCCGTTTAATCTCTCGCTGATTACGGCCGCTGACCGGCGATCTGACAACTTCCGCCAGGCTCAGGCGAAGGCGATCCCGGTCAAGGTCACGAAGGTCAACAAGGACTTCGTCACCGTCAGCTTTGAGCCGCAGAACGGCATCCAAACATTACCCCAGCAGCAGATCCCACAATCATTCTCGCGCTACGGCCGCGAGCCGACCCAAGTGGGCGACCTGGGCTGGGCCGTCCCGAGCGAGTATAACACGCAGACCTTGACTGGGCTGGGCGGCAGCTACACCAACTTCTACCCCAAAGGGAACCTGACCCCGCTCTCCTTCCAGGCGTTCAGCCTGACCCAGAACGAAACTCGTGACTACGATCAGTACACGATGACCGGCGGGCCGAATGGCGTCAAGATCATTCAGAACTCGCAGCAAGCCAAAACGCAGCCACCGCCAGGAACACAGCCACCAGCGGGCGGATCAGCGCAGGCTCGCCAAAGACGCCTGCTGGGCATGAGTTCTCGCGCACGGGCGCAATGGCTCAGGCGAGCGCCCCGACCGGCCCTACAGGCCACCCAGAGCACGCCAAAGGCCTTTATGCAAATCGACAGCAAAGGCGTGATTACCCACCAGAGCCCGGACGGCAAGCACCAGGTCATTGTCGACCAGGACAGCAACAAGATCGCGCTCAATGTGCCCCTCAGCGACATCGCGTATCTCGGCGGCGATGGGAAAGAGGGAACCTACGCTCCCGTAGTGACGATAGCGGGGCCGAGTAAGAACGTTCAGGCGAGGATCGGATGAGACTCACAGCTTGCCCACACACGGGACTGGCGGCGCAGAAATCTATGCGAGCGACAACGCATCCGCCTTTCGTGCGGTATGTCGAGAACATCCGTCCATCCCAGCGGAAGCAGCGGGTAGTGGAGACAGTGAAGGGACACGGCACCTATGCGCACTTACGGACGAACCCAGGACGTCCTTACGGGCAAAAAGACGTGGGTCACAGTGACGACCGACCCAAACGGGTTCCAAGACATGGTCATGCTGACAACGCTGGCCCAGTGCTTAAAGTTGAACCTTGGGGAGTCGCCTTTCTGGGCTGACTGGGGTATTCCGGCCTACACGTCGATCGTCACTCAGATCCACCCAGATCTCTACATGGCGCTGATGCAGCAACGGTTCGCGCCGTACTTCATGACACTGATGCTGCAAAAGATGGATGATGTTACGGATGAAGCCGGGCGGCCCGCGCCATACTACGCGATAACCATCATCACCAATTACGGCTCGACCCTAGAAACTGTGGTTCCGATCTGATGGCTGTGCTCCCTCTCATCATGACCGCCCAGGGCTTGCAGCCGCAGGCCCCGGCCAACTTGCGGTCTCAGTTGGTGGCGGCAGTCGCAGCCACTAACCAAGACTACACTGACAACTTGCCGGGCTCCTTGGTCGAGGATGTTGCTTCGACCGATGTGGCTGCCTGCGTGCAAAGCGACTCTTTCTTGGTCGACCTGGTCAACTCCGTGTCGCCCAACGGAGCCAATGCTTTCATCCTCCAGCAACAGGGCATTCTCTACGGCCTCCGGCCCCAAGTCGCTACCAACGTCACTGTCTACGTGGTTTTCTACGGACCGCCCGGATTGGTGATTGTCGAGGGGTTCTTGGTTGGCGACGGCTCCTATCAGTACGTCGTCCAAGACGGCGGCATCATCGGAACCAACGGCCAGTCGTTGCCCATCTATTGTGTGGCTGTCGTGCCCGGCACTTGGGCGGTCCCCGCCGGCTCCGTCACTCTGCTGGCGTCGTCGCTTCCCGCCAGTGTGATCGACCTCGTCACTGTCACCAACCCGACCGACGGCATTCCGGCGACGTCGGGTGAAGCGATCAGTGACTACCGCGATCGCGTGTTCACCGCTGGGCTGGCGTCATCGACCGGCATGTCGAGGTACATGAAGACGTTGCTGGCGAACGTGCCCGGCGTCCAGGCCCGGTTGGTCAGCGCCCGGCAGGATTTGGTCAGCGGCCGGTACATCGCCATCTGTGGAGGCGGAGACCCCTACCAAGTCGCTTATGCGATCTGGAAGGCGTTGTTCTGGACTGGCGGATTGCTGCCGGCTCCGATTGACATCACCAACATCTCTTCAGGCAACCCGGCCGTAGTGACGACGGCGCAGAACCACAATCTCGTCACTGGGATGGTCGAGACGCTCTACGACATCCACGGTACTGGCGTGTTTCCGACGCTCAACGGCAAGTCGTTCCCCGTCACAGTTCCGACGATCGGCGGTCAGCCGTCCCTCAACCAATTCACTATTCCGTTCAACACTGCTATCGCCGGGTCGACCTACACTTCAGGCGGCCATGTGACGCCCAACCCGATCGTCGAGGAAGTCTCGATTGTCGACTGGCCCGACACCTACATCATCCCTTATGTCCTGCCGCCGATGGAGGCGGTGTTCATCGAAGTGGTGTGGCAAACAGACTCGCCCAATTACGTGTCGCCCAGCGCAATCGCGGCGCTAGCGGGACCGGCCCTGCGAGATTACATCAATTCCCTGGCCGTGGGAACGGCTCCGATCAACATCTACGACATGACTTCGATCTTCCTTCAGGCGACCGCGAGCACTGTCGCTTCCGAGGCCATCACGGTGTTGGATTTCCAGGTCAGCATCGACGGGATGCCCGTCTCGCCATCAACCGGCACTGGCGTCATCTATGGAGACCCGAACAGTTACTTCTTGACTGACTTGTCTCAGATCGTGTTCAGCGAGGGCGGCTTCTGATGCCGCTTTACCCGAACTATCAAGTTGTCGGCGGGTTAACCGACACCATCATTCATCCTGGGTTCGCTACCCAGCTGATGCCCGTCGGCTTGCCCAATTTCGGCGGCGTCGTCACCAACCCATTCGAGGCGAGTGACCAAGGGCTCCCGGAGCCCGAACCGCTCTTCATCAGCATCGTCCAACCGCCGTCGCAGACGGAGGATGGCCACACTACCAAGCTGGAGCCGGGTCAACGGTTCATAGTCCCTCCCGGCGTCCATGTGTGGGTCGACGCGCCCAGCAAAGGCCACCAGTTCGCTTCTTACTTCTATTCATCGTCTATCGCCGTCAAGGGTAGCGCCACCCCGGTGCCGGGGAACTTCCCGCCATCCGGCGTCACTGGTCTGACCAAAGTCATTCCGTCATATCTCTACCAGGAGTATTCAGACGACGATGATTTGCAGGCGTTTGTCGATAGTCAGAACGCCATGCAGCAGAACTATGTTGACACCTTCAATGCGCTCAATCTGCCCATCTACACCAACCCGCTGATCGCCGGGCCGCTGCTCGACTGGGTGGCTCAAGGGATCTACGGCTACAAGAGACCATGGGTCTACGCCGAGCGCGGGTTCGTACTTGGAGCCCTCAACACTTGGGGACCCAATCAACTTGTTCCCATCGACCGCCTGGTCAAGCAGCAGCCGAAAGGAGTTGTCATCGCCGACGACGATTTCTACAAGCGCTGCCTGACATGGCATTACATGAAGGGCGACGGCAAGTATTTCAACGTTCGCTGGCTCAAGCGTCGGATAAAAAGATTTCTGATCGGGGTTAATGGATCATCTCCTCCCATCGACACGACTGAAGACATCTCGATCACCTTTGGGCCGAGGTATGGATGCACGATCAGGTTTCCGCTCATCAATCGCAAGGCGATCGGCGGCGCGCTCCCCAACCGGTTCGGCCCCAATGGAACGATCGGCGGCTCGCCCGACGGAGCGTCGAGGTGGTCTCGCGGTCAACCGCCGACACTCAATTATATCTACACGAGCTTCGTGACTTACGAGCGTCCCGACTACATCAACCAGTTCTCTGAGGCGATCGCCGCTGGGGTGTTGGAGTTGCCATTCCAGTTCAACTTCAACGTCGTCATAGGATAAACCATCATGACCGTCCTTTTCTCCAACAACGCCTCGACCACTGTCGTCGGCTCCATCGGCCCGACAGATACCCAAGTCAATGTGGCGGCGGGCACCGGGATGGAGTTCCCGTTTCCCAATCAGACCGGGGATTATTTCTGCGCCACCTTCTACGACGCTGCGACGGGAACAATCCAAGAAATTGTCCACGTCACCAATGTCGCCAACGACACTTTCACCATGGTGCGCGGGCAGGAGGGCACCCAGCCGAAATCCTGGAACCCGGGCGACACGATCAGCAATCTGGTCACCGCCGCGACTCTGTCTTCGTTCGTCCAGACCGGCGTCGGCGTCAACACGGCGATCGTCTATGACGGGTTCGATGTCGGGTCGCCTAACCACATCGTAGTTACCACTCTATCGCCGCCTCCGAACGGCAATCCCGTCAACGGCCAGGCGATGTTGATCACAGTCAACTACGCCAACACTGGGCCGGTCGACGTGATTATCATGGGTGTGGCTCCGATCCCGCTGACCAGCATGGGCAACAAACCCCTGCAAGGTGGCGAGCTCAATCCCGGCGATCGCATCCTGATCACCAACTGCGCCACTGCTTACTACGAGCTCATCAATTATCCCACACTGGTCGGATCTCGAGTTATCCACACTGGCGTCGACACCGGCGTGGCGAACGCTATCTCCGCCGCGTGCTCGCCGGCTCCGAGCGCTTACTCGGAAGGCATGCAATTCAACGTCCGGATCAAGAACACCAACACGGGCGCGACGACAGCGAACTTCAACGGCCTCGGCGCATTGACCTGCTACAAGCCCAACGGCATCGCCATGGTCAGCGGCGATATTGTCGCCAACGCCGAGTTGATCTTCATCTACAATGCTAGCGGACCCTACTTTACTGTCGTTGGGCCGGGCACTGTCGGCGCTCAAGGGCCGACGGGCGCTCAGGGCTCGACCGGCGCTGGCGGTCCAGCGGGGCCGACCGGTCCTGCGGGGCCTCCAGGCCCAGCTGGCCCTATCGGCCCGCAGGGAGCCGTCGGACCTCCGGGCGCAGGGTCACAGGGGCCTGCCGGTCCACCCGGCCCAGCGGGCGCCTGGCAGGGCTATGGAGGCCTTGGCAGCGTGTGGATGACTATCGGGTGGACGCCGGGGCCGACCAACCCCAATGCGGCGGGGTACCCGGGCAACTGGCTGCTCCTCGGCACTGTCAGCCAGGACGCGAACGCCAACAACTACGGGATCATCACCAACTACTTCTACCAGAGGGTCGGATAAATGCTCAAATCCACAGAGGACATGCTTGAGACCCTGCGCAACCCGCGCTGGGCGCTGGCGGGAACACCCACCGATCTCTCGCCGATCGCCCTTGACTGCATGCAGTATGGGCAGGCCGGAGTCTTCATCGCTAGTCCCCAAGATCCCGAGGAGCACGGGGTCGAGGTGTGGACCAAAGCGATGGCGGGAGAGTATGGACCAATCGGCCCTTATGTGGCTCCTCCCGAGACGGTCCACGAGAGAATGACCCGGCAGACCCTAGAAATTCGGACTTACATGCAGAATGAAATGGTGCCTCGACCTCCGGGCACCGACCGTCAAATCATTCACACCGAGCTGCTAGCGGCCGGAACGACTCAAGGCTACCATTTCTCACAGATCATGCCGCCATGGAACCGGCCGGTGGAGGAGGCCGACCAGGTCTTTTTCGACGCTGGCATAGCCGCTTACAATGAGACGATTGATTATCTCAACGGTCAGCTGGCGGGTCGCAGTGTCTTGCCGCCCCTCAGGATAAAGAAATAGAGGAGAAATGACATGGCAGCTCCAGTCGCGGGCGCTAACACCCAGACCCCGTCGACGCCGGGTACAGCGATCACCGTCATTCCCGCCAACCAAGCGGGCGGCTACATCGTCAATCCCCTGAGCGCCACGGATCAGGGCTTGTCGACCAATGAAGTGTTGTACGTCGACCAAGTCGGCCCGGCGAAAACGACAGCCAACGGCACCACGCTGGCGCTGCAGCCGGGGCAGTCCTACAGCGTCATTCCGAACACTCTCACCCCGGTGACTGCTGCGAGTAACTCCGCCTCGCACAAGTTCACCGCAGTTTGCTGGCCAACCGCATGACAAGCCAACCGCCCGGACCCTCTACAATGGCCGTGACGGGTCAGCCGACGCTGATGGCTCAAGTCGGGCCGCAGCCGCAGCCGGATCCCTGGACGATACAGGGGCCGGCCGTCTACTACGCGCATGCTATGGTGATCGGCAATCCCACGGGTGGCCCAAAAGGCGACGGCACGCTCAACGCCGTCGCATTCTATGTCAACGGGAACCTCTACGACCCGAACGTGTTTGCGCCCTTGGCGGGCGCGACGATGACTGGGCCGCTGATCCTCCACGCTGACCCAGCCGCTCCGTTGGAGGCTTCAACCAAGCAGTATGTGGATAACCACATCGCTGCGATCCCGCCGTCGCTGGTCACGAGCGACACTCCGCCGTCGTCACCCTATCCCGGGCAATTGTGGTGGGCCTCCACTGCTGGCCAGCTATTCATCTGGTACTCAGATCCGACTAGCAGTCAGTGGGTGGTCTGCAACAATGCGCTCAATTCGATCAGTCTCGACATGGGCACTTACTAATGGCCATTGATTTTCCCGGCTCTCCGGCTATTGGCGACACCTTCACCTCAGGCACCACCACGTGGTCGTGGGACGGGACTAAGTGGGAGCCGTCGCCAGCGGGCAACTGGGTCGAAGCGCCGAGCGACGGCTTGCAGTATTCGCGCCGCAATATGGCGTGGACCAGCAATGTGATCCAGGGTGACGCTCCGTCTGACGGTCAGAACTATCGTCGGGTCGTGTCAGGCGGGCATATGATATGGTCTCCCGACCCTATCCCTAATGACGCTCCAGCAGCAGCCGGGACTTACTACGGGCGGGTCAATGCGACGTGGGGCGCTCTGTCTCCGACCTTCACTCTCAAGTCCTATGTCGATACTCAGGACACGGCGATCGCCAATGCCGCCAATGCGCTGACCAACGCCATCGGGGTGCCCATCGGCGGGATCGTCATGTACGGCTCGCCCACACCTCCAGCCCGCTTTCTCAACTGCGACGGCACCGTCTACAACGTCTCATCAGTCCCGCAGCTCAACGCCGTCATCGGCAACCGGTTCGGCGGTGACGGGTCGACGACGTGCGGAGTGCCCAATCTCGGCGGGCGCGTTCCCATCTCGACCACGATCGGCGCAGTCGGCGGCGCTGGCTCCGTGTCGCTGGCGGTGGCCCATCTACCGCCGCATCAGCACTTGGTGCCGGCGCACACTCACGGTTTTAACGACCCAGGTCACAATCATGGCCAGTCAGCGCATGGTCACGGCTTCAA